AACAAACCAATATAAAGTTTCATTAGCGCTATCTTCATACGCCCCAAGACATACAGCTGTATTAGAAAGAGCAACATTGTTAAACTCTAAAGTTGTTAACTGGTCATTACCTCTACTATTTTCAACCGCACCAATTTCAGTAGTTTCCGTAGAACCAAGGCGTACGTTCATTGCATCGACGTATTCTCCAGGAGGGAGAAGTCTCTCATCCACGGACTTATTCATTCGTCCTTTAATAAAATTCGTGGTTACTATTGGCATACTACTTTATCCATTTATCCTGACCTCTTAAGTTCATTAAGAGACGACCAGGATGTATATTACTTAATCTTATTTTTGCATTTCTTAATAAAGAAGATTTATCTTTTCTTGCTCTATTAACAATGAATTCTTGCACTCCTAATCTGCTATTCAAAATGGCGTATTTAATATATGCGTAGATATATTCTTCAAATAATTTATTTACACTAACTCGCGCATCATTTCCACCCTCCATTCCATCAGATACATATTCTAATACAACAGATGCGTCACCACCTAACGAGCTAAAATTAATTACTCCTCCTCTTTTATCTATAGTAAATGTAGGATTTACATTAGCAGTCTCAGTGTTTAAACCAAACCTTGCACCGACAGAATAATCAAAATACCAACAGCCATCAACACATGTTCCTTCACAATTATGAAACATGCTATTGCTGTTTAGATAAATACCCACTCTACCTCTGCTTAAATCTACTTGTGAATCCTGTGGGCTTAAAGCATTACCATTTTGGTCAAACAATATACGGTCTTGATTATCTTGAAGATATGCTGAACTCCAATTAGTCTGTATATTTTCGCTCATTGGATATAATACTCCATTTCTGAATTGAGATATTCTTACCCAATTTACATAATCAGATGGTAAAATAAACCTTGAGTTATTACCTACATCTAATTGTAATATTTTTATTTCTTTCATTGCATCGTAATTCAATTCTTGAATACCACGCTTGGCATGAAATAATATTTGATATCTGTTAATATTGTTAATCAATTCATGATTACCTTGATACATCAACATAAAATTATTTACTATATCCTGTAAAGAAATATATTGATATGACCCCCAGTTAGCATCTTCAGGAGAGTTACCGTTGTTAGTGTAATATTGATATTGATTTATGTATGTCATCTTAGCTTGTTTCTTGTGTATCTGTTAATTCTTCTGTTTGTCCAAACTTATATACCATGTCCTCTCTAATTTCAATACCTATGTACTGACAAATCTTTGCCACTAAATTTGGCTCGTCAGACGCAGGTAATTCAAAACTTTGATAATCTGCTGCAGCTGGATTAAATATAGGGTCTTGTCCAGATGTAGTTAGATAAGTCCAGTTAGGAGCGACAGGATACCTAATATACTGCGCTTGTAATGCTCCGCCTTGTATTATAGTATTAGGGTATACTGATATGGTATTACCTAATACACCAGGAGTTGCGTTAGAACTTGCACCACCTAAAACATACGCTGGGTATTGTGTAGTTGGGTAAGTTAAATTAGAACTTGTTAAGTAAAATAATTTATTTTGATTAACTCTTTCTACTTCAGTTATATTGTATTGGTCATAAACACTGTATGTATCACCTTGAATAAATATGTTTGCACTAATAACTAAAGTTGTATCATTAGTTATTTCTGTTATATAAGCAAATGTATTATCAGTAGTATTAGTTATTACATCGCCTACTACAACAGAAGAAGTAAAAGTTTGGTTTGCATCTATAAGTTGGTTTACAGCAGCACCAGTTGTTGTACCTGCTACTTTTAAAGTGGGGTAATAAAATATTTTATTTACTAAATAATAATCAGCTGGTAAAGTGTAGAGGTTGTTTAAACCAGGGTTAGGTTGAGCTAAATATGCTGTTGCTGAAAAAGTATCTATAACTTCTTCTAAATTTTTTATTACATCTGCATAACCCGTTCCTGAAGTTCTTGCATTCTCTCTATTAATCCAGTTATTGTATTGATAAAAGTAATCTTCAAATAAATCCATTTGAGCTTGTAAGCAATACAAATTAAAATCCTGTGGAGAGATATAACCATAATTATTTTTATTGGCTATAGCCAAAACTGTATTTCGTACGGAGTTAATCATAGGGTAATCTTTCTACAAATATAAGCAAAAAAAAAGAGGGTAATTTTTTTTACCCCCTTTCACTAAATAATAATGAGCTTCTAATTAAGCTACTGCGATACCGCTTACCGCTTTAGGTAATGCGTCACACTGATACTTAACTTGATGCCATGGTTGTTGCTGCGCTAAAACAATAGAGTCTTGTATATAGTCTCTCATAGTTTCAACGTTTGCACCTAACGCTGCATGCGTAATAGTTACTACTTTAGCAGATGCGTAAGTAATAACAACAGTAGTTGTAGACGCTTGTTCTAAAAGAATAACGTTATCAGCACTAACCAATTGGTTTTGCTCATCAGTTACAGGGATTGATAAAAATTTTGCCATGTTAATAAAAATTTTATGGTTAAACAATACTGCAAAGATACAAAAGCTTATTTATCTTTTTTAAGCTTTTTGGATAACAACTTATATGTCTCTACACCATCATCACTTTGAAAATATGATGCTACAATATAGTAATGGTCTTCACCAAAAGGTACAGATAATAATTTGTTTTTGTTTTTAGGAAGATTGAAAAATACATCTTTACCATTGTTCTTTAAAATCAACCAAGCGTTATTAAAAAACTGTACTACATCACCATATAAATTCAACATAGGGTCGTTTACAGTCTCTAAGAAATCTTCAGGATTACTTTTTGCATATAACAGTACGTCTCTTTTTAATTCAGAAGTTGTCAGTCTATCTGCTGCTCCTCCCATTAAAACTCTACTTACTGTAATTAACTCTTCTCCACTAAGACCTTTTGCAAGTATTTGTGCATCTAATCCCATTTCAACAAAAGCTAATTGTTCTGCAGCGTCCTTCTCATTATTTATTTCTTCAAACACTTTTCCATTTGATGGGTGGTGATATAAGAACTTTTGAAGAGCTTGGTTGGCTCTTGGTACAGACAACATACCGTCCTCAAACATTATTGGTTCTAATACTGCATTTCCATCTTGTTCGTCTTCAAATGGAGACTTTTGATTTCTTGCATAACGAAGAGGTCTATTGATTCCTTTCTCTTCATCAAACCATAATAGTGGGGACCTGTTAGTGTGTCTTGAAGCTAACATATAAGTTAGCGGTATTTGCCTCATTAATAATCTATAGGCTTTATCGGAATATTTATCTTTTACTTTTTTCATTGTATTTAAATTTAATTTGATTAATATAAATATAAGGGGAGGAGTAACCCTCCCCTAATATTGGTTTACTTCTTATTAGTTTTGGAATAAGAAGAAGTTGTTTGCACCTAATACACAAACTGCTCTTTCAGATAAGAAATTAACTTCCATTGCATCTAAAGAAGAAGTTCTCGCACCACCAGCAGAACCAGTAATCCAAGTTTTATATCTTCTGTCTTCAGCTTCTGAAGCTCTATATCTTACATGTAAGAATGGTCTCTTAGCGTTTTTACCAAGTATTTGGTCATAAACTGAAGTAGAACCAGCTGGAACTAATAGTCCATTGATACCACCTGCTACTAATCCACCTCTCATAGTTGGGTCATTTAGGTATTTCCAGTCAGACTTATAAAAGTCATAACCTCTTCTAAATCCAGAGAATCCTAAGTTAAGTGCCATCTCTTCGTCATTGTCAAATAGACCGTAAGACGTACCACCTGCTCCATAAGAGTTTTGTGCAGCTAACATGTCATCAATGTCAAATGAGAAGTTTCTGTTTACGAAAAGAACGTTCTCTTCGATTGCACCTTGCTTGTCTAATCTTTGAATGATAGAGTCAAAGTCTGCTAATGTTGTTGGGTTACCACCACCATAAACGTTTCCTCTTGCTCCTACCTCAAAGAATACACCTTTAGAACCACTTAATCCAGCAACAGAGTTACCAGCACCAGATGCTTGTAGGTAATCACCTGCACCAGAAGCTGCTTCTGCTGGAACTGCTTCTACTAAAGCTGTTTCCATGTAGTCTTCAAATCTTAGTCTTGTGTCGTGCTCAGACTTTAGATACCATAAGTATCCACTTACTCCGTCTTCTCCACTTACTTCAACCCAACCAATTTGAGCCATATCAGAACCTGATACAGAATACTTATCCTTAAGGATAATTGGTTTGTTGTCGAAGAAGAAATCGTCAGCTTCTAATGAGCCTTCCATTCCTGCAGTTCCTTTTGCAAATTCAGAACCGTAAATGAAAACATCACATGCTGTTG